TAGCACATCCTCAACTGATGTGGCCGACGCCAATGGCGAGGGATTGGAAAGACTCAGTGAGCAAAGTTCCTCCTTCAGCGGGAAAAACAAGAGGACACACTTTAGGGATGAAAGTAGCGGAGAGAAAAGTATATCCAACACCGACGGCGAGGGATCACAAAGATACGGGAGTGAATACCAACTACGAAAAAGCCAAGAAGAAGGGAAGACTAGCTGGTCACGCTGGTGGGAGTCTGAACCCGACGTGGGTAGAGTGGCTCATGGGGTACCCAAAAGGGTGGACAGACTTAAATCATTAGGAAATAGTTTGGTGCCACAGATACCATACTATATAGGCAAAGTAATATTGGAGGTGATGAATGGAAAAACTAATTAAAGAAACTTTAGGTATAGCTGCAAAGCTTGCAGCAAAGGCTGATAGTAGAAACGCAAAACTAACAAAACGAATGTTAGTGGATGATTTAAAAATGATAAAATTAAATTTAATGTTATTACAGGATGAGTATAATGGTTCTACAAGACAGTCAAAGTCAGAAGATTAAAATAGTATTTGGTCCACCTGGTACAGGAAAAACAACACACCTTCTTGGTGTTGTGGAAGCTGCACTACAACGAGGAATACCACCAGATCGAATAGGTTATTTTGCTTTTACAAAAAAAGCTGCAAGAGAAGCTGTCACAAGAGCGATGGAAAAGTTTGATCTTGATCGTAAAAGTTTTAAATATTTTCGAACACTACACAGCATGGCATTTCTAATGTTAGGTTTAAAAAATTCTGATGTGATGGATGATGATGATTACAGAGCTGTATCTGATTACGTACAAATAAAATTAATTAATCCAAATAAATCAGTTGATGATCTTGGTGTATCAACACCACAAGATCCTTACTTAAAAATAATTGATCAAGCAAAAATAAAAAATGTTTCTTTATCAAATGAGTTTGTAAGTAGTGGCGAACATATTCAAGGTGGTTTTGAAAAACTACAACAGATAGCGAGTGGATTAAAACAATATAAAACTAAGCATAGTAAATTTGATTTTACTGATATGATTGTAGAATTTAATAAACAAAAAAGTTGTCCTCGATTTGAGATTGTTATTATTGATGAAGCACAGGATCTAAGTTTTATTCAATGGCAAATGGCTGAGATACTTATTCGTAATTCAAAAGAGGCTTACATTGCAGGGGATGATGACCAAGCTATATTTGATTGGGCGGGCGCTGATACAAAAAGATTAGGATTGATAGGTGGACAAAGAGAAATACTAACACAATCTTACCGAGTGCCGAGAGCCGTGCACCAAGTGGCAGGTGCCTTGATTAATCGAGTACAAGACCGAGTACAAAAGAATTGGAATCCAAAGGAAGAAGAAGGAATAGTACGGCGCCACCGTGTACGATTTAATAACCAAATAGATTTAACAAATGGATCGTGGTTAGTTTTAGCTAGAACTAATTATATCCTGGATCAGATAGCTGATGACTTACGATACCAAGGATTGTTTTATGAATATAAAAATAGATCGTCTATTTCAGATCGAATGATAAGAGCGATACAAGGATGGAATAATTTAAAAGAAGGAAATGAGATCGATGTATCTACAGTACAAGATATTTATTATTACATGGGTGGTAATGGTAATATAGAACATGGTCACAAAGAAGCCATAAAGACAGCGAGTGATGAAGTAAAATATAATTATGAATCATTGGTCGTGAATCATGGATTGAATGCTGATATCAATAGTGACTGGAACATTGCGCTTGATAGAATACCCGAATCGATGCAACGATACATCAATGCAGCTTTACGTCGTTCATCTTTTAACTCATCGAAAAATATAAAATTATCTACGATTCATGCATCTAAAGGTGGCGAAGCAGACAATGTTATGGTATTAACAGACCTACCACGAAAGGCAGATCTTAGTCTTTCGCAAAAGAGAGATGATGAAAGGAGAGTGTTTTACGTTGCTACAACAAGAGCAAAAAAATCTTTACACATTATCGAGAGTCAATCCAACAGAGAATTTAAAGAATTATTATGATCTGTGAAAACATTTTAGAACAAGCAAAAGAATTAGTTGTAGGTGATCGTCAAGAAGACTATGGCGATAAGCTTACTAATCATGAGAACATCGCTGCATTGTGGTCTATTTTCCTCCGCAAAAAATTAACAGCTCATGATGTAGCGATGTGTATGGCTTTAGTCAAAGTGGCTAGACTAATGCATGCACGTAAAACAGATAGCTACATAGACTTGGCGGCCTATGCGGCAATTGCAGCGGAGATACATGAGCGAACGAAATGAGTCAGCCCTCTTTGTTTCAAACTCCCAGTGAGTGGGTTCCACCAGAAGGAGTTCCTGATCTCAGAGATGCAAAAGAAATAGCCATTGATTTAGAAACAAAAGATGATGGCATAACAAATGGTATAGGACCAGGTTGGGCTACCAAACAAGGAAGAGTTATTGGTGTAGCGTTGGCCGTGGATGGATGGGAAGGATACTATCCTATTGCGCATGAGGGCGGTGGTAACTTTGATCAAAAAGTTTTTCTCAATCAACTTAAACCTATTTTAGAATTACCTTGTGACAAAGTATTTCATAATGCCATGTATGATGTAGGTTGGTTAGATGCTTTAGGTTTACAAGTTCATGGTAAGATTATTGATACCATGATTGCTGCACCATTACTTAATGAGAACAGACGTAATTATACTCTTCGTGATTTATCAAAAGAATATGTGGGTGAAACAAAATCAGAAACGTTATTATATGAAGCTGCAAAAGAATGGGGCGTGGATGCAAAGAGTGAGATGTGGAAACTACCACCGATGTACGTTGGTCCTTATGCTGAACAGGATGCTGCTGTTACGTTGAAGTTATGGAAAGTATTACAACGAGAAATAGTAAGAGAAGATTTATCAAGTATATTTAATACTGAATCAGAACTATTTCCTGTTTTATTTGCTATGAAAAAGAAGGGGGTTCGCATTGATACAGAAAAAGCAGAGCGTATTAAAAAAGATTTTGAAGATGCAGAGAAGAAGATATTACGTAGCCTATATAAAACATGTGGCTTTGAGGTGGAGATACTTGCTCCATTATCAATTGCAAAAGCTTTTGATAAACTTAAAATAAAATATAACAGAACACCAACAGGATTACCAAGCTTTGATAAAAACTTTTTAGCAACTCATTCTCATGAGTTTGCACAGAATATAGTGAAAGCAAGAGAGTTAAATAAAGCAAGAACAACATTTATAGATTCTATATTAAAACATTCTTATCGTGGTCGCATACATGCAGATGTAAATCAATTACGTTCAGATACAGGAGGCACTATATCAGGACGATTGAGTATGCAAAATCCTAATCTACAACAGATACCAGCTCGTAATAAAGATATAGGTCCAAAGATAAGAGAACTTTTTGTTCCAGAAAAAGGAGAGGAGTGGGGATGTTTTGACTATTCCCAACAAGAACCTAGACTTCTTATTCATTACGGAGCCTTGGTTAGTGAGTCAACTAAGTGGGACGTTGCTACTGTAAAAAAATTATTAGATGATTATAATAATGAAAGAGATACTGACTTTCATCAGATCGTAGCTGATATGGCAGGGATAGATCGTAAACAAGCAAAAACAATTAACCTTGGTATGATGTATGGCATGGGTAAAGGTAAGCTTGGATCTGAATTAGGATTAGATAAAGAAGACGTGGATGATGTGTTTAAACAATATCATTCTACTGTTCCTTTTGTAAAAGCATTAACAGAAGGCACCATGAATAGAGCTCAAAATAGGGGTTATATTCGCACTATACTAGGTCGTAAATGTCGTTTTGATATGTGGGAGCCTGCAACGTATGGTATTCATAAACCACTACCACAAAAAGAGGCAGAGGCAGAACATGGTGGTATCAATAGAATACGCCGTGCCTTTACATACAAAGCATTAAATAGATTAATTCAAGGCTCTGCTGCGGATCAAACAAAGAAGGCAATGATTGATGTATTCAAAGAAGGTATCACACCTTTAATTCAAGTACATGATGAGTTAGATATTTCTGTACACTCAGAAGAACAAAAGAAAAAAATTGTAGAGATAATGGAGAGTGCTGTTGAGTTAAGAGTTCCTTCTAAAGTAGACTGTGAGGTTGGTTCCTCATGGGGAGAAATTGAATAGAAAACAGCAGATTGGTTTTGAAAACCATATGCGAGCCATTCTATGGCTTACTAAAAAAAATTACTACGTCTTTGATAACATAAGTGGCCTTGGGCCGTGTGACGTGATTGCTATGAATGATAAGGGAAACGTTATAAAGATAGATATTAAGAGCGAAAGTATACGAAAGACAGGCACACATGCAGGACATAAGATAAGAAGAATGCCAAGTAAACAACAGAAAAAAATGGGTATAAAATTATTGATGGTCACTAAGAGAGGAAAGTGTTACTTCTATAAGAATGATTAAAATATGGTTACTTATATCAATGATCTCTATGCCTGGTATGCCTTCAGTAAAACATCAAGCAGAGTTATACTTTGAACAAGAGAAGTGTGAAGCAAGACGTATTGTTATGGAAAATAACATTTATGATCTAGCAGCAAAGCAAGGAATAAATCCTGTCTATACACAGACGTGGTGTTTAGAATCTAATATGTTTGT